AGTTAATCGACCAACTAGACAGATGCGATTCACTTGACACTCAACTTTGCAGACAACTCAGCAATGACGAACTCAGCAAACTCAATAACGAACTTGGCTGGCAACTTGACCGTGTCACTCTTGAATGCACTTGTCAAAGCAGAGTATGCATCCATCGCGCTTAAGTCTTTTGCGTTGCTTTTTGTTTCTGCGTTAAAAATGTCGTACCGAATACCAGATGGTGTAGACCGCATTGAGACTTCAAGGTCACTTGTTGTCCCGGCTCTAAGTAATACCATAACAATCCTCCTATGTCGTAAGCGACGCTATAGTATATCTAAGGTCTTCAATGATTGCAAAATATTCTACATGAAATAAACACATTATTATCAAATCATTGATAATCCGGTCTGTATCTATATGAATCTCAATCGCCATCTGTCCAGTTGACCTCATTGATTGCTTCACCATCAAGTGTAAACATACGCAACCTGTCAAAGGCTATAAAAAATGGAGGACCCTTTGGTTCTTCACCGTCGATATTGACAACGTAAACGTGGTCCTGCCCCGCGTATGCAGGTTGCATCAGTTTGACGAGCCTTGCGCCGTGCTTTGACTGGTAATACGCCAATCGCCCTTCCTCGTACATCTTAGGTGTATTCATCACCTTACTGATAATCCATCCCATAACAAACGCAATGCATCCAACACTTATAACTACTAGTCCCATGTCTGCCTCCTGTCCAAGTAATCATACCAGCCTGTGTCAATATTGACATCTCAATATATACCTATGGTTCTTATGACTGTAGTTATATTGACTATAGTTAATTGGGGTCTCATATTTGATAGGGTGGGGGTACTAAATATGAGACCCCCGTGGGTACTAGATTTGATACCCCGGGATAGGAGATTTGAATGAGTAGACCAATGCGTCCAATTGCTAATCTGGCAGTTAAACTGTCGATTGATAATGAAGGCGTGCAAGAAGTCGGTGAGAACAGAGGCAAGGCAATCGAGGCATATCAGGCTAGTTGCGTTCCACCATTACCAGCAGGTAGCCCTTGGTGTGCCGCCGTAGTTCGCTTCCGTCTTAAACAAGCCGCAACGCAACTAGGCTTGACATATGATGCAACTTTTCCTCGAACTGGTTACACGCCTGATTACTCACGTTGGGCTAAGGCAAATAAGAAATGGATTAGCGTAGACCGCCTCAAGGCTAATAAGGGTGAACGGCTGACTAACCTTGTTTTGCCGGGCGACCTAGTATGTTTCTATATGTCACATCTTGGACGTATCGCACACATCGGAATGGTTGTGTCGGTAGATACATGGGGTATGGAAACGATTGAAGGTAACACAAGCCCAGAGCCTAGTGACGAAGGTAGCGTTGAACGTGATGGAGATGGTTATTACTTCAAAACACGGGCGTGGGATGAACTAGGCAAATTTGGTGGTGTAGTTCAGGTAGATTTTTAAGAGAAAAACCCCCGGTGATTCGGGGGTTTGTTTTTATACTAGTCTTCTAGTTCAGTATATGTAGCACGTGGCTCTTCAATCACGCTACACGATGCAAGCGAATAATAACCTAGCAGTGAGTTATGTTTATCCCGGCATTCACCATCAGGGTAAATGATGTCAGCGCGGTCGGTAAACAGGGCTAGTGCTTTAGCGGTATCAGGACTAACAATATAAAACACGTCTGGTTTTTCGGTTACGTCATTGAGTTCGACAGTGTAATTAACACATTCAAACACAACATAGTTGTTTTTGAGTTCTTGGTTTTTGCCAAACCCCCAGTCAACAATAACGACGGGTTCATTCATCAGGTTAATAATTTTAGACGCAGATGTAATTTCTTGATACGGTTTGCTCATTGTGACTCCTTCAGTCGGAAGGGGGCAGAGATAAAAGCGCGAAACTCCCTGCCCCATTTGGCACGTTGCATAGTGGCGGTACTACAAGAAGCAACGTACGCAATAGTGTATACTCTACTGTAAACATTTGCAAGGGGAATGCGTATGGCGTGTGTAGTGGAAATGACAACTTGGTTACGTGGTAACTCAAAGGATGATGCAAGTGCTTCTGTATTGTCAAAAAAGAAAGTGCGACTGGAATGTGACCCTGACAGTCAGGCGCAAGTAGTTCGTGGCGTAAAACTCGCATCAAACATATGTGGATTACATACGCGTACAAAAGTGGACGGCGACATGGTTTATCTTTTAACGCTTAAGTCGAAGCCAACCTTTGTTAGTTATCGTATAGTTACGGGTGAAGAAGCCGTACACGATGAAGGCTTTTTTGCACATGAATGGCGTGGTGGTGTAAGGGGACATAGAGATGGCTAGAAAGAAAGCAGTCGAGGTTGCAGAACCTGTAGTTGAAGAAGTTGTTGCACCAACAGAACCAGTCTTCAGTTCTATTGATAAGCAACTTACACGCGCGTGGCTTCACACGGAAGAACAGTCGTTTAGTCACTTGGATTATCAGTTTATGATTGTTAGGGCAAAGGGTTCGTTGCGTACAGAACTCCGTATGCTTACTAAGTCGGCTACTCCAGAATGGGTTATAGGAACTGTTGATTTTATTGATGGTGCAGGCGCAACTCAATGGAAGACTGGTATTCAAGAAAAGGCTGAATCAATGATTAAGGAGTTTGGCATTGCAGGATAAGTATGTGTTTTCACACGCTGATGAAGTAAACCCAGAGTGGGAATTGCCTACTAGAGCAACATCATTGTCTGCTGGATTTGACCTGCGTGCATATATTCCAGATGATGACTTTGTTGATATCAATCCCGGGCAAACAGTTCTATTGAGGACTGGCGTTAAGGTGTCAATGCCACCTTACGGTATCGGCATGATTACATCTCGAAGTGGACTTGCTATCCGTGAAGGTCTTATAGTTCTTAATGCTCCCGGCATTATAGATGCTGACTACAACCATGAAATTTGCGTCGTACTGCATAACACATCCGTTGCACCTCGACGTGTAATGCCAAAGGACCGGATTGCACAGATTCTATTTGTCCTTAATGATGCACCGTGGGAAGGAAGTGTTACCAACTCACGCGTAAGCGGTTTTGGTTCAACAGGCAAACAATAATGTTATATACCTATGCCATAACACCTAAACGTATTATTGATGGCGATACGGTTGTCTGTGATATTGACCTTGGATTCAGTCTTTGGTTGCGTGATGTAAGTATTCGTGTCTATGGCATTAATGCTCCTGAGATTCATGGTCCGACTAAGATTGCTGGTGAACAGGCACGTATATACTCAATGCAGTGGTTTAACCGTCCGGACTTCAAGTACACCGTCAAGGTGGCTGAAAAGCCAGATAAGTATGGACGTGTTCTTGGTTGTGTAATGGCAACTAAAGATGCAGAAACATTCATCTTAGCCAACGACCTTATTAAAGCCGGACATGGTGAAGAATACTTTGGTGGCACAAAAGGCGACGGTATTCCAAACAAACCAGAATAGGACAACAGATGTATCAGTTATTCTTGGGCGACTGCTTGCAGTCAATGCGCCAATTGCCTGATAACTCGATTGATGCCATAGTGACTGACCCTCCCTATGGCATTAGTTTTATGGGCAAAAAGTGGGACTACGATGTTCCGTCTACAGAGATATGGCAAGAGTGCTTTCGCGTACTTAAACCGGGTGGACACTTACTAGCCTTTGCCGGAACGCGTACCCAGCATCGTATGGCTATCCGTATTGAGGATGCAGGGTTTGAGATTCGCGACATGATTGCTTGGGTATATGGCAGTGGTTTTCCTAAGTCTATGGATATCAGCAAAGCCATGGACAAGCACAAAGGAATGGAACGTGAAGTAATTGGAGAGATGGTTGGCTGGGGTGCGCGTAGTGCCGAAGAAGGCAAAGTTGCATATGGTGACTTTGCTGGTAAATGGCAACTAACTAAACCTGCATCCGATGAAGCCAAAGAATGGGAAGGATGGGGTACAGCCCTTAAACCAGCTCTTGAGCCAATCACTATGGCACGTAAACCATTCAAGGGTAATACCGTAGAGAACGTCCTAAAGTGGCGTACAGGCGGTATCAATATAGATGACTGCCGTGTACCAGCGGAACCTATGCGTGCTGTTCCACCTAATGAAACAGGTGGGCGTTCTGGTGGAATGATGGGTACACCTATCCCACATAAGGGTTCTATTCCACATGACAATGGACGATTTCCTGCAAACCTCATCCATGATGGTAGCCAAGAGGTATTAGACCTATTTCCTGATAGCGGACCCAGTAAGTCTGGTGGAGTAACGTATCAAAAGGATTCACAACACTTCACTGGTAAGAAACCACACGCACGTACAGGACATGACGATAATGGTGGTTCTACAGCACGTTATTTCTACTGTGCTAAGACTGCCGTGTCAGACCGTGATGATGGATGTGAAAACTTAGAGTTACGGAATCATATGCGCGTTAATGCACCACGTGGCAGTGAAGAAGAAAAACACGCTACGTTGCATCAGAATAACCATCCAACTGTAAAACCGACTGAGTTAATGCGCTACCTATGCCGTCTGATTACACCGCCCGGTGGAGTTATCCTTGACCCGTTTATGGGTAGTGGCTCTACGGGACGTGGGGCTATCCTAGAAGGCTTTCAGTTTGTAGGATGTGAACTATCCGAGGAATACCTAACCATAGCAGAAGCACGCATCAAAGCGGTGCTATCTAAATAAGTAATGGAGCCTGAATGACGAGTTCAGACTCCACTACCCATTTGCTAGTTGTTGTTCTTTTTGGTATCCCCTTGCGGGGTAGAAGCAATATACCAAATACCAATGTAAAATAGCAACGTATCATTCATCCGACATAAGTGAACGATGCAGGTAACTCCTTCAAAACCGGAGAAGAACCCTTAGTAACTGTGACCACTAAGGGTTTTTCTTTACCTTGTCATCTGTCAATATATGCAGTAATATTAACGTATGCCCAAGCGTATACAAACAGCAACGTGGACGCAAGAACAGTGGGAACGCGAGCGTGCGGCTTGCTGTGACCGTGCGGCACGTACATCCTTTCATATATATGACAGTAATGATGTGTTGGTAAAGGTGTTTAAAAAACGAACCTCCGCCTATATCTACTGCAACGACAATGATGGAACACGCTGGGTAAAGGTAGTCAAGGAGGATACTAATGGCTAAGTTAAAGAACGAACTCGTCAACGATGTTCCATACACCAACAATGGAACATTCGTCCGTAGCGATGGTTCTGTATGGCTTAAGACAGTTACGCTTGGTGAGATTATTAAGCGTCGCCGACTGTCACTAGGAATGCAACAACGATATCTTGCGGGTCTATTGCGGTCCGATGATGGAGGCTATTGCTCACCACAGACGCTTAATAACATCGAGCATGGATATAGGGCTGGCTCTGCATACTGGAAGTCACTATCGGACAATCTCGATATTCCATACAGTGTCTTTATTTACTACGGCACTATGAAAGACTATGGGTTTCCAATGCTTGCTATGCCATATGACACAGTTGAATCGGCTATGGACCAAGTGATGCGGGTCATCAATAGTTACGTCACACGTAAATATCAAGAGGCAAGAGTATGACAGTGGATAACGTGTACTTTATGCGGATGTACCCAGAGAGCAATACTCTGGAACAGTTGGCTTACGACATCAATATCTACTTTGAGAAAAACCCATCAGCCATAGGTGTAGAGGTATTTATTGAGAGCGCGGATGGTACACCTAAACCTATTGGGGTAGTCCGTAATCCAGCAATGAAGTCTGTCTTTGAAGATGCATCTGCCATATACAACAAGTACAAACGTGACTCTCAGGAACGTACTGTTGAGGTTCGCATTAAGCCATGACGTTTAAAGGTGCATTTAAATGCCTTGCAAAAGGCAATCGGATACGGCGAGCCAATTGGCACGATGATATGTATGTGTTCGCTCATAATCCCGATGGCGAAACAATTCATGAAATGCAGATATACCTTGTCGCAGATTGTTCCCTCACCGCTATTAAGGAAGAAGAGATAGCAAGTTGGCTCGCCCAACCAAAACGTCTGATACACGATTGGATAGTTCTTAAGAAATGATTCAGTGTCCACAGAAACCATTCCGTGACCTACGGTCTTTCCGTCCAAACAAAGACCCGTATACCACTTATGGAAAGGATTGGATATCTAAAGACGGTAAGCGTCGCGTTATCCTGACGCGCTCTATGTGGCGTAACTGGGATATGTACTACTACGTTGACATCTATATTGATGGCAAGCACTTTCGCCTTAACGGCGAGGACGAATACTACAAGTGGAAAGCGGCAATACCGCTACCGGGGTACAAAAATGGATGGTGGTAGGTTAGTTAAACACTACAGGGCTGTAAACATTCAACCCGATGATGCCATTGATGACTGGGGGCTTACCTTTAGGCTTGGAAATATCATCAAATACACCGCTCGATGCGAGCATAAAGGCACTAAAACGGATGACCTATTAAAGGTAGTCTGGTATGCCGCTAAAGAGTTAACAGGAAGCAACGTAGAAGCCGATGCTGCAATTGGCAGACTTACCGAGTACCTAGAAATGCACGCAGAAGAACGCACAGGCGTTACGAAATCCTAGTCAAATAGCCCAACTTGGTTGCCCCATGCATCCCAGTTGGGTTGTCTACTTCTTGCAAACAGTTCAATCTTAGACGCATCAGGGTACAAACGGTCAATCCGCCTGACAACCTCGTCTGGTTTCCTTGAATGTTCCCTTTTAGGGGCTAAAACGACGTTTGCTACCCCTTCATCGGCAAGCGGTCGTGGTCGTCCTGCTTTACAAACACTACCTGCAAGCACATATTCCACCGTAGGCTTGACAATAGACGGTCTAACACCCATTGCACCTATAGGTGTAACACCATCCTTGCGTGTTTTCACCCATACAAAACTGACACCACGGTACGTTAGCCCCCAATGACGCATCAAGTCTATAGCCGCGTCCAATCTAGGGGATGTAGCCCACATAAATAGCACCGACTGCTTGTGCATCATGTCCCTGACGGACATATTCCGTAGGTCTTCATCCGTCATGGTGTCATAGAACTTAGCCGCCGCGCCCCATTTATCCTGTGGACCAGTGTATGACCATGGTGGGTCCGCCAAAACAACGTCCCATTGTCCTTGTGGAAGCACTATCACTTGTTCTTTTTCCACTCATAGTCCCATTCCACGGACCAATCATCATGTAGCAGTTCATTCGCGTTAAATGTGTACTCATGCACGGACTTAGCATCAGGTCTAGGGATTCGGTACATCTTAATCTTGCCATCCACTATCTGTGCATAGATACCTTTGAACCAAGTATCCCTGCGTATCTTGTGTCCTTGTCGCAAAAAGCCCAGTGCTTTACTAGCCGTCATCTATACCTCGCTGTTTTAGCCGCTATCTTTTTAGGCTGTGCTACGAACTGCTTGCCAGCCGCATTACCTGCCGCTTTAGCCTTATTAGTAGCAACCTTTTCCGATTTGGAAAGACTTGCCCATGCCTTATCTGGCAGATACCGCTTCTTACCTTCACTAGGCGTACCATCGCTTGTGCGCCACTTCTGGTCCGACCACTTACTTAGGCTGTTATCTGCCTTCTTAGGACCCTCATATCCGCCACCACTAGCCTTATACTTCTGTACCGCTAGTTGTGCTTTACGTGCCGACCATTCACCCGGGTCACCGCCCTTGCTACCAGCCTTTACACTAGCAACAATAGATTTCCACTTAGCAGGATTCTTCTTTACAGCGGTACTCATTTCCTTCCACCTTTATTACTCTTGATGGAACCATCGCTATTCCTAGGGAATGACCTATTCGTACTAGGAGCGACGAGCCGAAGGTTTCCATTGGCATTCGTACCGCCCTTGCTTAATGGCTTCTTATGGTCGATATCCTTACCCGTCCTATCAATACCCTTAGCGTCCATAGCACGCCTAGCCTTCTGGCGTTCCATACGCTTACCATGCTCACCCCTAGCAACCTGTTGCTCGTACTCTTTCTTGTATGGACGAGCCTTATTCACATATGGCATTGCATTACCCTCACCTAACTGTATACTACCGATGCTACCGCAAGGTAAGCCTGAATAAAGAAAGACTCCAGAACTTTCCAGACTCAGCCCGACAATACATACTCCGTTTGTCAAACCAGATAGCACCCGACCGACATTGGGTGCTATCGTCTATTTACCCAACTTGTAAAGAATCCTTACAAGTTCTACATCGGGAGAAGCGTCCCACCCTTGCCCGGTGCGGTATGCAACAGCAATCCCCGTTCATGTCTATATAACTAAACACGTGTTTTATTACGTGCGTTTATCTGCACTTTATGTGTAAATACGTGCGATTTGTTTGTTTACCCGTAGGGAGAAGTTTGTGGTAGAGGAGAGGGATTTTGGGTGTAGGAGTCCCCTCCTGTCTCCTCCGCTGGGTGTGGGGGGTCTTGCCAATGGGGTCGTGACCGTCCGTATCCCATGCTATTTCGGGGTCCCCACGAGTCTGTTATCCCGTATATAAAAGGGGGTCCCCGGCTGAAGTGGGGGGTATAGGCTATTTGCCCACAGAATGCCCAACGTGGGGCGATAGTACCAATTGTGGATAGTTATACCCCCTTGAATTGTGTCAATAACTATCAATAAGTGACAATCTGTCCGGGCTGTCTCCGGACTGGGTGCGGCAACTACACCGCTAGGCAAACAACTGTTCTGTCTCCCGACTGGGTGCGATAGGTGCGTTATATACGTTATGTGTACCCACTCAGGCAAACAACTGTTTTGTCTCCGTACTGGGTGCGAACCCCCAACCCGCGCGTGCGTGCGAATTCCTGTTACGCGTGCGTGGGCGTATGCGATTTCTAGTTACGCGTGCGCGAGACGGGTGCAACCCATGCATGGGTGATTTCTAGTTACGCGTGCGAGGAGGAGGTGACCTAGAATCACCCCTAACCTCCCCCAACCTCCTCAACAATACCCCACGCATTTTTCAAGCCGAGAAGGAATATCGCGCGTGAGATACCACGGGGTCAATACTTTGTGCAATACCAAATACTAAAAACTAGTACCAATGTGAATAATTCCACACCTCCCTTGTATTATCCAAAGTTTGCCTGTACCTTGATGCATCATCATTTTTGATGGTGAGGGCGGTTCACCAAGTTGACCGCCCACGGCGCGGTACTTTATCGGTTTTAGCCTAGAACCTCGGGCGGTAGAGGTTCACTTGACCCCACATTCGATTTTGTGGGAGTATCCTGCGGTTATTACTGGCGGTTGGTAGCAATTCCATCTGAGCGACAATCCGATTATTTCGGGGAGCGGTATAGCAGGTAGCATGGTCGACCCGGGTCAAGTTATAGGGAATAAACAATACACTCCCCACCATGCACTCTGGGAGGTTTACATGGTGGGGGTCAATCGAGGGCTATATATCGCCCTCCTGACGAAGGTGGGGTCGGTATAGCCCACCGAGCCGAGGTATCGGCGAAATTGACCCTTAAGGAGAATTGTTATGGTAAGACCATTATTTCAGCGTGTATCTAACCGACCGTTGGTCAAGGTATCGGCGAAGTTTACTTGGGATATTGACCGGGGTCGTTATGTCTGGCTCGGTGAGCCTCGCCTCGGTATTCCCGGGATTGAGGTCAAGGTCTGCAAGACCCCCGGTAAGTTGAAATATCGGTGGGATAAAACCAGCGAGGAAGCCGACCGAGTTGACATTGAGACCGAGTGCAAAGTCTGGCTCCCCACCGAGGAACAAAATGTCGCGGTTCACCTTCTGGCATTGATTGAGAAATTTATCGCCGAGGCTATTTACGATAGTGACCCCGCGTGTAGCCTCATTGAGGTTACGGTCAGCATTTAGTGTATTTCCCGGGGGGCGGTTCACCCCGCTCCCCATTGACCCCGCTAGGAGAATTTCATTATGTCCGTTTTCACAAATGTTCCTGCCCGCTTGAATAACACGATACTCACCAGTCCCGTCATGACCGTTGAGGTCAAGTTCCACTGGTGCAACGTCGAGAAGACCTATTTTTACGAAGGTGAGAACCTCCTCGATGGATTTGTATTCACAATTACCCAGTCGACCTCACTCCCCTCACTATGGCATTTTGACGTGCAAGAAGTTGATATGACCTGCGGAGCCTGCTATGTAGCCGATAGTGACCCAGTTCGATTTGGAACCGGGAACTCGGGCGATATCGCCGAAATCGCACTCAACGAAATCTCAGCCCGCATTGCCGAGTCTATCGCGGTCAATGAGCCGACCATGCAGTACGAAGTTCGCTTGACCATCGAGAATTAGTATCACCCCACGGGGTCGGTTTACCGCCGACCCCAATGACCCGCTAGGAGTTTACAAATGAAATCACTCACCATTGACCGCGCTATTGAGCGAGGTACCTTCCAATTCGTGCTGTTCGTTGCAGGTTCCCAGTACCGCCTCAGCGGTGAGGAGGTATTGAGAATCAAATCGGAAATTAAGACAGTGCGACTCGTTGCACCAAATGTAATTGCAGTGACCGTGACCGAATAGGAGACCCCCATGTTTACCAACAATGCAGAATTTGAACAGCGCGTATCGGTAGTAATTGGTACTACCGCCTCATGGTATTGCACCGACCCCGACCTCGACGTTGACCCCTCCGCCCACAATGAGTTCAGCACCATGGGCTGTGACATTTGCCAAGGCGGGGCTGGCGCGGTGACCCGTTGCACCATAACAGCGGGCGGTACTGATACCGAGGTCGAGATTTGCGACTCATGCAGGTATGCGCTCGAGTATGGCATTGACGAGGAAAATTAATCCTAAATCGTAGACCCCACGGGGTCGGTTCACCGCCGACCCCACTTACCCTAAATGGAGACCCTGAAAATGAAAATCAAAATCGAACCCATGTATTTGACAATGCTCGGCTTGGACGAGTCGAGTGAGACCGCGCTATTGAAGGCTCACCTTCCACGCGCCAAGAAAATTGCGACCGCGCAAAATCTGTTGACCCTGCTAGGTCAGCACCATGGTACAGCCCGCACGCTCACCAATGAGGATGGGTCGCTACACTCGACTTCAAGCGACCGCTGGTTCGACTGTGACCCCAATCGCACAGCCCCCCATGTTCACCCAGACTTTAGCACTAACCCAACCGCCCGCCCAACGCTAGAATCCGAGGTCGGTATCCTATCGCAGGAAATGGTGCATGGTCTCGGCGGTTATGTATGCTCCTACCAGCGCATTCGATTGTATATACCGCTTGACCCCACGACCAAGGTGACAGCGGTATGCTCGGCTGGCGGTGGGGTATACCCCGACCGCGCGGTTCCCACGGCGGTTTACCGCGTGGAAATCGAGACCGTATAACCAATCCCCACGGGGTCGGTTCACCGCCGACCCCACCCACGTCAACTGAAGCCCGTTCCCATGGGGCGGTCATTGTTTTATAGGAGTTCAAATTATGAAGGCAAAAATGAGTTTTATTTACGGTTCTATGTCAATGATGCTGGGTATTCATACCCTTGTGTCACTTTGCGCGTGCATCAATAAACTCGGCTGGGGCTGGTACGCGAGCCTTCTGGTATCGGTATTTGCGGTCGGTATCACTATACAAATGTGGAACTATACCGCCGACCAGAAATAATCACCCACGGGGCATGACCTGCCCCACTTGCAACTTTGTACAATACAAAGTATTATCACTCACGGGGCGGTTCACAAGACCGCCCACTTACCCTGAATTGGAGATTTTCGGTTATGTCGAATAACAAAGTACTCGACCCCATCATTGACGGGGTCATTGACGCACTCACCAACGGTATTGCACCGTGGGCTAAACCTTGGTCCGCATATGATGGTGGGGTCAGCCTGCCCTATAACGTAATTTCAAAGAAGCCCTATCGCGGTCTCAACGTGCTAATTCTGGGCATGACAAAATACACGGACCCCAGATGGGGTACATTTGCCCAGTGGAAGTCGAAGGGCGGTACGGTTCGCAAGGGTGAAAAGTGTACCCACGTGACCTTCTGGAAATTCCTCGAGGTTGAGAAGAAGGGTGCAACTGGGGCGGTCATTATCGGCGCGACCGATACCATACCCATTGTCAAGACCTATGCGGTCTTCAATGCTGAACAAATCGAGGGCATTGACCCACTTGCACCGCCCGCCGATTATGACCCCGCGACCGCCAAGGTCAAGGCTGACGCAGAAGGTGACCGCATTGCAACTGAATACATGACCCGCGAAAATGTACCATTGACAGCAGTTGGTGGGGGCGCATGGTATCAGCCCTCAACCGACCGGGTCAACGTACCCCCCATTGACACATTCGTGGGAACCAGTGAGTACTACAGCACGCTGTTTCACGAATTGGTACACAGCACGGGGCATGAGTCGCGCCTAAAACGACCCGGTATTTGCGACAAATCCGGATTTGGCTCCGACAAATATGCATTCGAGGAATTGGTCGCTGAGATGGGTGCAAGTATCCTACTAGCGACCGCAGGTCTAGCACAGCCCGCTGTGACCGATAATTCCATTGCATACCTCGCCAACTGGGCGGAAAAAATCCGCGCCGACCGGGGCATTCTACTGAAGTCAGCATCAGCCTCCTCCAAGGCGGTCGACCTGATTCTCAACATAACCCACGGCGGTGACCCTGCCGATACCGAATAAACCCACGGGGGCGGTTCACCGACCGCCCCCACCGACCATGCTAGGAGTTTAATTATGAAGTTCACCGTTGACCCGACCGTTGAGGTTCCAGCCCATACCATGCCGGGGCTGTACCCCGTGTATTACATAACCGCTGACGCGGGGTCGCTATGCCCGACCTGCGTCAATGCCCACCGTACGCTGTGCGCCGACCCCAATGACCCACAATGGTACGTTACGCTGTCCGATATCAACTGGGAGCATACTGAACTGTACTGCGACCATTGTAGCGACCGCATTGAGTCAGCCTATGGTGAGACCGAATAACCAGCCCCACTTGCATACCCTGTACAGTGCGGGGTATCATTGACCCCGGGGGCTTCACCGCCCCCACTTACCCTAAATAGGAGTTTAGAAATGCATCGAGAATTTTATGTTCACCCATCAGACATTGACGCGGTCCGCCGTGCGATAGCACGGGTCACCGCCAAGGTTCCAGCCTTGACCGCTACGGTTCACCCAGTCGAGACCATGCGCCGAGCGCACTATGTAACAATTGAAGGCACATACGGTCACCATGAATTGGTACTCGATGGGTTCAGCCCAGTTACGGTTCACAAAGTGGAGGTCACGGTTGACCTTGACCCATACCTGATTGGTGGGTGGAGGCTGGTTGCACGGCGCACTAGCGACCCTGATGGGGCTGACTTTATAGAATGGTACGCGGAGGAGGACCGCAGGGTCGCGGTTCCTGACATAAAACGTACAGCGTGTATGTCATGCGGTCGTAACGTAGCCCGCTCCGAGACCTTTATAATCGCACGCGGTGAGGAGGTATTGCAGGTCGGCGGTCAATGTAAAGACCAATACATACCGCACGCGGTCATTGGTTACATCAGCCAATTGCAGACCCTGCTGTATACCGTGCAAGGGCTGGCATATGACCCCAACGACCAAGCGGGTGGGGGCGGGGGCAGATACGAGGAAATGTGGAAGGTATGCGCGGTCATAGCCCACTCAATTTCCCATCTCAAATCAAATCCATTTGTACGGTCAACTGACGAGTGGGGTCAATCAAATATTGATGCAACTTGGCGGGTCGTGAAAAATAACATTCGGCACGGTGAACTCGTAGAATTCGGAACCTCCACCCCGTGGACCCCCGAAATCCTAGAATGCCTCAACGACCTGCGGAACAGCGACCGCGAGACCGACCGCGATATCACCGCCTATGACTGGTGCAATACCAAGGGGCTGGCGTTCCTGCCCTCCGCTGTACGGTCTTGGATGAAGCGTAAAGCCGAGGCGGTCAAGCCCCACGTTGACCCCGTTATGCCCCCAACGGGGCGGGTCATTCTAGAAGGTACGGTCACCAGCCAGAAAATGGTCTCGACCGATTTCGGCGATACCTACAAAATGCTCCTCGACTGCGGAGCGTACCGAGTCTGGGGTACGGTTCCCGGGAACCTCGCCGTGGGGCTTGGTGACCGCGTACGGTTGACCGCTACGGTACAGCCCAAGGAGTTGGGCTTTGGATTCTACAGCCGACCAGCCAAGGCTGAGGTTATCCCAGCCTGATATCACCCCGGGGCGGTTCACCCACCGCCCCACCCACCCTGCTGTGAACAATTCCACAGCGGTCTTGCACCCTGTGTTATACATGGTAGCATTTGCACTGAGGGCGGTTCACCCCGCCCATTGACCCAGATAGGAGTATTGAGATGAAGTTGAGATTTGCTGTTTACAATGATGGGGGCGACCTCGTCGCGACCGTTGACCGTGGGAAGTTGAAGGCGACCATAAACAAAGCGGTCAGCCAGAATTGCACGAAATACGGTGGGCTTGGTCGGGTAGCAATTGCACTGTTTGACGGTGATAAATACATGGGTCGGCAGTACGTTATGACCGGAGTTGAGTTACTCCCCGCGCTCCGCGTTCCATCAATGGTCGGCGCAGTCAAAATCCTGACTGATGGTATTTGCGCCTCAGCCTAGTATCACCCCGGGGCGGTCACCAACCGCCCCACTGTTTACCCCTAAAGGAGAAATTATGAAGGTTCCATTTTCCACTTACACGACCGAAGCGGTCAACCGTTACAATGTAACGCTCGCCCCGTACCAAGCCGGGATATCTGCCCCCATTGAATACCGGGTCGTTTACACCGACCTCCCCGGGTTCACCCAGCCCCCGGTTCGCATTGAGCAACTGCAAGGTATGGGCTTCACCCGCCCCATGTTTGAGGTTTACATTCTCAACGAGGATGGGACCAAGCCCGAGTTGATTTATTGCAAGGGTAATTATTATGATATGGGGTCGGGGCATACACTAGCCCGCCGTATTCACGACCTCGTATTGCAACGGTATCGAGACACGACCGGGAATACTGACAATGTCATACTCACCGTGACCGTTATGAGTACCAACCCGACCGTTATCTGTTAGCACGCCCACGGGGCGGTTCACCCCGCCCCAATCACCCATGAATAGGAGTATATAAATGCACGTCAAAATCACCGCCCCTAATGATGGAACCGGGGTCACCGACCTCGATATCCCACTCGACGAGTTCGAACGCATTACCAAAGCCAGCGAACTGTTAGAGTTTATAAATGAGTACCTCGCCCTCTACGGGGTCACTTATCGTATTGTGTCACAGCCGACCGATACCAACCTCAAAGCGCGGGTCGTGACCGACTATGAAATTCCGATGGGATTTGAGGTACACAGCACCCCTTGCACTGTATGACCCGGGGTGATAACATTGACATTGACCGGGGCGGAATAACCAACCGCCCCATTGACCCAGATAGGAGAATTGCATTGGATAAACTCAGCCCCCTCTGCCCTAAAGCGGAGACCCTCTTTACCCAGATTCGGTCGACCATTGTAACAATGGTGGGTATTCACAAAGCGACCCCGAAGACCATCACCGTATACAGCCAAGCGACCAACGAGGGCTTCACGGTCAAGGTCTGCATCAACTTCACCAGTGAGCAGTTCCCGGTTTATTTCCGGAAGCATCACGAAGTGAAGCCCGTTCCCGTCAATGAGGCAGATGTAAAGGAACGGCTGGCATATGTCATGCCCCGCCTCGCTAAGAAGTTCCAAACGACCGCTCTACACTTTCACGCCAGCATCAATGATATTGACGGCGGGTCCGGAAGTTTCAGCAGGTACTAGGAACGCACCCCGGGGCGGTCACCAACCGCCCCACTTACCCACAGGAGAATTCAATGAATTACAAAGTCAGCACAGTAAACAGCGTGGTAGCAATTTATATTGCACTCGATTCGGCTATTAACTCGGCTGTAACGCAGGGCAATGCGATTGTTTATGACCTCATTAATAATTGCATCATAGCCGTGACCCATGAGATTGAGGGGGAGGTTTATATAAACCGCCTATTCAACGACCGAATGATGCAGGTCAACGCATTGGAATTGCGCCAGCGCGAATACGGGAATATGCCACTGCTGAAGGGCGATACGACCCTCGAAATGCTGGGCTGGAAAAATATCTCGTAATTGCAACCGGGGCGGTTCACCCCCCGCCCCAATCACCCTGTTTGTATAGGAGTTCTATTATGTCAACTTTCACCCTCACCATTACGGTCGACTATACCAACCTCCGCGTTGGCATGGAGAGCGTTTACCCCGGCGGTTCCCGTGTAACCCATGAGCCATCCACTCAGCCCGACCGCGATGGGCTTAATCAGTTCCTCGTTTACTTCCTGCAAGGTCACAGCGAAGTATTTGGCGAGACCTGCATTCACATTCTGAAATTTGGAACGGTAGAGGAGGCATCTAATGCAAAATGAAGATTATCAGCCCCGCGTCTGTCGAATCACGGTCGACCGTGAGCGAAACCGAGTATCAGTCGCGTTAGAGACAACGGCTAAAAAGAAGGTCGTTCCGGTGATGCTGGAGGCATTCGACAGCCTAGCATTAGCCCTAAGTTGGGTCTCGCGGTTTGCTACCCTTAACACTCCGAATGGTATGCAATTCAAATTTTACGAGGAGTCACTTACAGAAGGAGAATTCAATGTTAATTAATCTCACCCCGCTGACGCTGGCGAAGCCAGCCGTAAACGGCGGAACTGAACGCGTAGACCTGCTGGCAGATACCCTGCCAGCCCCGGTCACCCGTACGATAAATACGGCTCGCCGTATCGCGCTGGATAACTTCAGCCGATTAATCACCCGCCCCGTATTGACCGCTCAGACGCGGAAGGTTGCTGGGCTGGATATCCGCGACGGGTCGACCGTTTATGTGGATGCTGAGGTGCATTATCAGAAGTTACTAACCGATAAGCATGACCTAGTGCTGTCGAATAACGGGGATGGGGAAGTGACCCTTCTCGTTACGGTCAATACATATGATGACCGCCGATGGGTGAGCGTAAATTTTCGGATTGAGAAGGATGGGGGGAGCAAATGAATAAACAAATCGCACCAACAATCACGGCGGTAATTATGACCGCCGTGAAGGGACCGCTGTCAACTTACACGCGGAGATTCTGGGACCTCGACCAATACTGCCTATTAGAAGTGACGCGTACCGCTGAACCTCAACGCGGGGCATTATGGACCTTTGAGGCTCATGTAACCGTAAACGGTATACGGGAGCGCATTTTGTATTCGGTTACAGTCGCTGAGGGCTTTAATGATAACGGAATCGACCTCGTAATTGAGTTATCAACTGAGGCGGTAAGTCAATATAAAAAGTTCCGCTCAATGTTAAGGAGAATCTCAAAGTGAATATAAATAAAGACCTTAAAGGGCTACACGCTGAAGACCGTAAAATTTTAACGGGGTTTATTCTGTTTATGCTGTTCGTTGTTATTACCGTTTATGCTGGTTCCGGTTACCAAGCCAAAGAATCCAACGTAAAATTGCGTAAACAAATCACGTATCTGCAACATGAGATTGAGGTACTGCGTGCAACGGTCAAGACCGATATCATCGACCGTGAGGGTCAACTCCCTTACAATCAGGTCGCTGGTCACCTTAAGGCTTTAGGGCTTTGACGGTTCTATATAAGACCCAATTGTCAAGCGATGCGGGGCTTCCCACCTTCTGGTGGGATGTCTCGCGGGCTGACGCAGACAGCACACTGCAAACGTACAGCCGGAATATGTTTACCTCCAGCCGATTTAGCCCATATATATATACACTCGAGCAGTGGTGCGTTGAGGTTCCACAGCGTCCTCGCCAACTCCGAGTATTGCAGATTACCGAGATATTAAACGGGGTATATATTAATCGGCTGTTGCTCCGGATACAGGTTCACCGCTCCGAGGTTATTCATTACGAGCGGGCTAAGAAGGCAAATGCCAAGACCGATATCATCCCAATCACGCCTCCGAATTACCCGACCGATGAATACGCCGAATACTACAAAATGCTTCTAGATAATCCTGCGCTGTACGAACTTTGCGCTCGATGTAATACGCTCCGCACTTGGTACGAAATCGCTGGGCGCACTCAGGTCAAAGCGAACCGCGCAATTCTACGCTGGTTATACCGGGTCGTTCGCACGGGGAGCGACCATGCGACGGGTTAGCCCAGAAGCCGCGCTCCAAGCCCACATAACGTCCATCCTGCGAACTTTAGGCTATACCGTGATGGAAACCGGGAAGGCACGGTCAGCGGTACGCTGTCCGAAGTGTGGGGCTAAACATTACGCTACAGGCTGGCAGGGTAATACGGTTGGTCTGCCAGATATATATATTCACCGCGAAGGCTGGGCTACAGGGACAGCCTTGGCAATGGAACTCAAAGCCCCGAAGGGGGCTGTACGTGCGGAACAGCAAGCGTTAGCAGATGCGGGCTGTTCAGTGATAGTACGGACATTTTCGGATGCACTGCGCTGGGTGCGAATAGTCGAGGAGCGTCACGGGAACGAGTCGCAAGTCAAACGCCTCGACCAAATACTTAACAGCGATTGGATAGGAGAATTGGTATGAATATTCCAGACCCACAAGTCGAATGCTGGGATTATATATTTAGGCAATCGCCGACCGAGACCGTATTCGTTGCAGTGGATAACGGGAACCGCGATAAAGTCGTAACTTTCAGCGTTAACTCCATGTGGAAGTATCTCATTGTTGCAGATACGGAAGCAGACCTCCTCGCTGATGTTGCATCATTTGCTACCTCAGAAGACGTATCCACAATAACGGCTGAACGGTTTACGGTTGGCGAGATTATTCAGAATTGGCGGTTGATACGTTATAACGGGCGGAAGGTTTGCGTTTATGGCTGTCAGGATTACACCCCAGACAGCGTTGTAGCCTATCCCAGTGGACCCATTGCACCTGTTACAAACGGCTGGCTGTATTACCTGATAGATGCAAACGGGAAGGCGGTATCACATGAGGTGGCGGGCTTTAGCCTACCGATTGTGTCAGACCATCCGAATAACTTAGTCGAGGTTATCGCCAAGCACGAAACCGAGGATATTGAGTTAATCGCTGACATTGACTTCCACATTATCTGCGTTCACCCATTAGCCCTTGCAGATAAACACCCCGTGATTTGGTACGCCAACCGCGCATTCCCACTTCTGCCCGTTCTGAACCTCAACCCGAATCTCTTACCGGATGCGGAAGACCAGATATTGCGCCCGAATAATTCATAGGGTACACTGCATAATACAGGGCGGTTCACCCCCGCCCTGCTGTTTGATAGGAGGATTGTTATGATTTCGGATTCCCACAAGGCTATCTTAGAACGGTACGCCAAGCACCGCTTACATCCCGGAGCCGGGTTTGAAAGCATTCTCGCAAACGATATTGACTGGGCGCGTTTGGATACGGAAACGACCAACAATATCAGCAACATCATCTCGTACATTCGGGATAACTTCCCCGCTGAAGCATTCGGTAGCCGTGAATTAGTCAATGCATGGCTGGCACAAAGGAGCAGTAAGTAATGGCATTTAACCCTAACGACCATTTGATTTCGCTGAAAGGTAAACCGTACCTCGAGGTCAAGTGGAGGCTGGTCTGGTTCCGCATGGAGCATCCTGATTATGGAATCAGCACCCAGATGGTACAGTTCGACCCCCAAGCCAAGTTCGCGATATTCCACGCGGTGATTACTGACTCAACTGGTCGGGTTGTCGCTGAGGGAACTAAGATGGAGGATTCTAAAGGATTCCCAGACTATCCTGAGAAGGCAGAGACCGGGGCTATCGGTCGCGCCCTTGGTATCTTGGGCTATGGGACCCAGTTCGCTCCTGAGTTTGACGAGATAGACCCATCATCCCCATCACCCCGGATAGTTGATGCGCCCATCGAGCCAATCAAACCCAAGGCAGATGCACCAAAGCCCCCACGCCCAGAGGCAATGGAACTGAAAGCCCTCGGGATTGAGTTCGGCAATATCGTAATTGCAAATGAGGGGCAGGTTACATCGGACCGCATTAAAGAGGTCTTCCGTATCCTGACAAACGGAGCCGAGCGTACCGTCACTACGCTGTCAGCGGTTCTTATATCTATCAGGGAGTTGACCCCTGATGCATACTTTGCGCTGTTAGATTCATTGAAGGAGAATCAAAATGCCTAACGTAGAACGTATCGGCGACGACCTATTTGATGTAGAGACCGGCGAATATGCCGGTCCAGCAGATAACACCCTTCCAAAGGGACCACTGGAAACCGAGGATGACCTGCTGGCGTTTATGAATAGGCTGAACCGGGCAGAGTCTGATTTGGTAGCCGAGCGGGTTCGCTTGAAGGCACTCATTGACAACTGCGAACGCATGGTCGAACTGAAACGCAAGCGGGTCGAATGGCTGAACGCGATGTATCAAACCAGCGCGTCTGTCATTGCAGAATCACTGCTTCCGCGCAAGGCTGACGGCTCATACAGAAGCAAGACCTATACCTGTCCGTGGGGGCAGATAGCCTTCCGGGAAGTCAAGCCCAAGGTAGTGGTAGCCAACGCTGAATTAGCCCTAACGTGGGCTAAACAGCACGCCCCGGATGCGGTGAAAGTAGCCGAGTCGATACTTGTATCTAAACTTCCAGAGGAGGTTGTATCCGAATGGCTGAACAGTGAAGACCAACATACACCGTTCGGATTCACGATAGAACCGGGTCGGCAATCCGTATCTGTGAAAACGGTTACACCCGAATGAGTGAACTGATTCGGACCGACAATGTAAGCCTCACCTTGGTGGGGCTTACCTTCATTGGGAGCATCACTCAGGACGAATGGCTAGACCTTATGTCTACGCTGGTTCGCACCGAGACCGCGTTCCAATTCTCTATCGGCGATGCACTTGTATACGGTGAGAAGCATTACGGTGAGACGTACAGCCAAGCAATGGATGCAACCGGGCTGACATATCAAACGCTGGCGAATCTTATGTGGGTTGCAAAGCACGTTCCCCAGTCTAACCGGGTCGTTGGCGTATCTTGGACGCATCACCGCGTTGTAGCATCTGCCGACCCCGCTGACCAACGTGGGCTTCTAGAAATGGCTAAAGAGAAGCATCTGTCAGCGGTTGCACTGTCTGAACATATAACAGGGCGACAGCCACGCGTGAAGCCAGTTCTGCCTATTCCTGATGGGATAACCGTAGAAGAAGCCAAGGGCGTGCTAGAACGCTACGCGTTGGCGGTTAAGGAGGCTAATAGCACCAAGCCACCAAGTGACGAGACCGAGGTAGATGCAACATTAACCTGCAATCCGCTTTGTGACTCTTGCCCATACAGGGTAAAAGCGGTAGAGTAACCAAGCCAATAGGAGGGCTTTATGATTACGATATTTAACGGGGGGAGGCGTAGCCTTTCATCCAGCGATGATGTTACATACGTTCAAGTACATCACTCGATGCTACCCCACCTTCACAAGTTCACCCCGGCGGGCTGGACGGTATTCACCGCGCTCGCCCTGCGAATGGATAACAATGGGTACTGCTTCCCTAGTCTAGCGAGCCTATCAGGCGCGACCGGGCTATCTGAGGGAACGGTTCGCCGTGCGTTAGACCATCTGATGGAACTTGAAATTGACGGGCATTACATCCTCGCAAAGAAGCCCCGGTACACAGCAGAAGGTCGGCAAACCAGCAACGGTTTCTGGCTGTTTCCGGGGTCTCAAATTCGAGAGGGTGAGGGTATCAAATCTGATAGGGGGGAGGGTATCAAAAATGAGACCCCAATTAACAATAATCAATTTGAACAACAGTCAAATGAACTAGTTATAAAGCGCAAGCGCAAAGGACCTACCCTTCCAAAGATTGACGACCCCGGTCGTTTGATATTCGAGGCATACCGTGAAGCCATATTCCCGGAACTCGAACCGGATGATTTCAATCTGTCAGAGTGGACAGCCGCTCGACATATCGTTTACCAGATGCACCATAAAGGTGTAACGCCCGAGGCGGTCGGGCAAGCGTGTCGAACCCTTCTTATGAAGTGGAATAACCGCCGTGATTTGATAACGCTCAACGCGTTATGGAAGCATTGGGCTAGTGCTACCACTGGCGCACCTGTAGTGCCTTCACAGGGGCGTACATCACCCACAGCCAGTGAGATAGGGGCTAGTGCAATCGAAGCGTTTCGTAAGGTTACAGGAGGAAACCAATGACGGAGAAAACATTCGCAGTGATATCGAATATCCTATCGACCATGCCATCCCAACAGCCTTGGGATGACCGCGTGCAAACGGTATACGCCCTTGCCATTCAGCGATGGGATGATGACCTTGCATACCGCGCCGCGACCAAGGCACTCATGACTAAGAAATTCCGCCCGACCGTATCGGAACTCCGGGATATCGCGATGGAGATAAAGCGGGTTAAAGTTCCTTCCGGTCAAGCCGTGACGCAGATTCGTCACTTGGTTACATACCATCCGGTCAATGAACGGGCTAGTGCGTGTGAGCGGATGGTATCCCAAGGCAAAATCAGCCCCATCATCCCAGAGGTTGTGAAAAGCGTGGGCGGTTGGTCAAGGGTCGGGAATATGACAGACTATCAACTCAACGAAGCCATTGAGCGGGTAGTGCCTGATGTTACTGAGACCATTGATGCGGAGAAGGTTCTATCGACTCCTGTGGCAATGATAGGTGACGCACCAGTAAAGATGATAGGAGATTAATCATGTTCAATCGCGACTTAGTCGAATATGACGCGGCAGATTGTGATGGGTGGGATGACCGAGGTCATTTCACCCGCACGGTGAGTTGGTTTCCGATATTCGGTCACTTGCATGAGACCTTGATGGATGCGGCTGATGACTGCTTGACATACGCCCCCCACGAATCCGAGGATATCTGGTGGGGTATATACACAACCCATGTCATTGCTTGCGAGGAGGCTATGGATTGCCGATATCACGAAGCCCCAGACGAGAGCGACCTCGAACGCTTTGTGGAAACAGTCAAATTGGTTGACCCCGTCGAGAGGCGGTTCGAGTTCACTGGTTGGTTAGAAGAAGAATTCCCAGAGCGGGAGGAGGATGATGATGACTGTGGAGAGTAAGTCCCGTTCCGGGATAAATAAGGTTAGTTATTACCAGCGTATGCTCATCAAGGCGGTGCTAGAGCATGGTAGCCGTAAACGTGCGGCTGATGCCCTCGGTATGAATCCTAAGACAATGGATGATGTACTCTGGAGAGCATTCAAAGCCCTAAAGGTAACCAACATCAGTGATGCGAATTACCTTATAAATCAGGGAGTCTTCTCCCGTAAGGAGATGCAATCCGAGGAATAGGCGGTTAGACTTGGGTCACCAAGTCCTCCTATCTTGGCTTCTAGGAACGGTTCCGGGGGTGGTGACCCGGAGCCGTTCTTTCTCATTTAGAATCCAAGGTCTCTAGGGAACAGCGACTCGTCCGTGAAGTCCGTACCTGTTGCTCCAAAGAATGGCTGTGCTACATCATCGGCATAGTTTGAACCGCTCACTGGGTCGTAGAAGTTCGTTACGATAGGCGTAGCCTCAACACCTGTGAAGAATTCTGTTCCCGTTGTAATTGGAGCCTGTAACCTTTCAGCCTTCTTGCGCTCAAAGTCAAGTTCTTTCGGAACGTACATTGCGCGACCACCTTGTGCAGATATCGCCGCCATACCTGCCGCTTTCAGCAACGCGTCACTGGACGTTACTCCGAACTTGCGCTGGTCTGCATACATCTCCATCGCGTCACGCGCCCACCACCAAAGCATACGCTCTGCAATTGCTTTGTTGATTCGCATATCTGTATTACCCTTGATGCCCATGCGTTCTAGTTCGGGTCCAACAACCTCTTTCCAGAAGACGCTTACCGCTTCATCGGTTACGAATGCTGGCGCACCTTGCGTATCGCGCCCGGTAATAATATTTCCGGCTAGACCGACAACTGGTGATGTTCTAGATAGCAGAACTGAGTTCAACTTCTCACCAACGATTGCATACAAAGGTTTATCAGTTGTCGCACCCTTCTGGGCTTGCCATTCCATAACCGCTTGCCCGATAGAGGTAGAGAGTTCAATATGGGTCATGATTGCACCCGGTGCGCGGAATGAATAATCACCGACCTTCAATCGCGCTCCGAACTTATCGACCGTGACTTCCATCGTGCGCGGGTTAGTTGCCTTGACCCCATATATAAGACCAAGCAATCCAAGCCACAGGAGCCACGATTTATTAAGCAGTCGAGCGTGCATTGCACCCACACGGCTATCGCGTTTCTTTAGGCGTTCTGGAGTCATACCGTTAAGTTCTAGAACCTTCTTGGCATATGCCTCGCCCTTTGTTCCGAATGCCTTTGCAACACCCTTGAACATGAACCGACCAAAGTCATCGAGCAACAAACGGCTCGATAGCCAGCGCGGTGAATACAGCAAGAACTTACCTAACCGCATGATGGATTCATCGGTCTCATCAATGTCGTGGACCTTGATGTCTCCCGCAATCACGTTCAGAAGGTGGGATATATCTTTAAGTGCGCGGTTAAACGGTGAATCTACATAGTTTCCGTCAGCATCTGTCCACGCCGTTGGGTTGTATCCTAGTGCAATCAAGTGATGAACCATGTCATCAAACTGGCGCATCTTTACAAGGTCTTTGGACATTGCATAGAAGCGTTCAGATTGCCCCTGTCCGGGCAGATGCTTCATAAACTCACCGTCAACTGATATGTCGGTGTTGTATCCAAGGTCGTCTACGTTATCCCAAGTCGCATTCGGGTCCTTTGCTCTTGCTTCCTCTAGCAACTTATCTGCGTCAGCGGCGGCTAGTGACAACCCAGAGTTCTTTGCCATCTCATAGGTGTTACGGTTTCGAACTTCTTTTGTCAGGGTTTCGTGAAATAACTTACGTCCACGCATTCCCTCGGCATTGATAATTCGTCCGTCCTTCAAGTGGAACCCAGTGTTAGGATTAAAGATAACCTGTGCCGACAATCCTAACTGGCGAATGAACATCTCCGGATTTTCGAGGATGTTCGCAAGCGGGAAGTTCTGCATCAGGATTGGAGATGCGTCACCAGATGCACCAAGTTTAAGCAACTGGTTCACCATATATAAGAATCGCAACGCACCCGGTTCTTGTCTAGTCGGTCTTGCACTAACAACAACCGCAGGAGCGGCTGGCGTTGCTGGTGTAGTTGCAACTGTTTCCGCAACACTTGCAGTAGCATCGGCAGGTGTAGTAGGTACTGGCTCAGGTGTTGGCGTTGTAGGAGTTACCGGAGTTGTAGGAACCGTACTTGCCATCGGAGTAACATCATCTACACGATATGTAGGCAATGTCTCGCTTGTGCGAACCGTTCCGTTCTTTAGGTCAAATACAGCCTTGCCCTTCATGGATGGGTCCATGATTTGCACTACCGCACCATCCGCAAACGCAGAGCGGTTATTACCAACGCCGTAGAACGTCTGCTCGCCCTTACCTGCCGTTAAACCAAGCGTCCCGGCATAATCACCCAATTCCGTACCAAACGCCCGTAATTTGTCATCTACGCTGGCTACACCGGTATAAATGGATTCATACACAGGTAATGCAAACTTGTATTCGAGTGTTGCGGAGTCCACGTCACTAACAACAATTGGCTCACCATTCTCGCCGTAGAGGCTGTCGTTACTTGTACGCCACATATTTTGCATACGTGTTTCGTTAGCCAATGCCCAAATAGCCATTGGGTCTTTGGTAATCATGGCGTGAGCAACATATGCCATATCACTGCTTGACGCGCTGTAATTAACAGCATAAACACTGTGCGATATAGCGTCATGCACAGCCCTCAATACATCGGTCCAGCGCATCGGCTCATTAGTTGGCGTTTTGAACGGGCTGTAACCATACAACGGATGTTTACCAGCAATGCTTCTATCACCACCAAATACTTCGTGTGAATGAACACGGTATATATATAGTTGCTTGTTGCTTATGATGTCTTTTGCGGCAAGAGATGTGTCATCTCCATAGACACCTTTATTTCCAACTATAATTTCGTCCCCTTCAAATGTGCGACGAACTTGATTCCGGTTCATATACTTGATGTCAATTTTTAATGCCCTGTATTGTTTATCAAGTTCTTTTACTAGGGCTTCATATGCCGGAATAATGTTAGGGTCAATATCTGTCCCATCAGTTGGCATTTCAGAGTAATGTCGTGCCATCTGTTGTTGAACAGCAGGGGGGATAAACTCACGCCTAAACTTTGCATCTGGCGGTAGTTTTACATCTTTACCAAATACGATTGACAATGCATCTTGAATGTCACCACGTAACCTCTTTTGTGTTGCATCACTTACTGTTGCGTTTTTCTCTGATACGGAGTCAACAGGGGAGATGGTGGAAACGATATCGAGTACTGTGTCATAGGGGATAAATCTTCCTTGCGCTCCAAACTCGGAAGACCCGAGATTCCAAAGTTTGAGTTTTCCTTCTGTGTACTTTGGCTCTTTGACTGCACCACCATCGGTAGTAAAGAAGAATTCCCTTGCCGCATCTTTCGCATTGTTTATCCATTCCTTTCCTTCTGCGCGTCCCATAACCTCAGCAGGGACGGCATAAACTGTAAGCGTGCCATTTTGTTCGTTGTAGATGGCTCCGTTAAGAATATTTGGCATTGATTCAGCAAACGCACGCAATGTCGTTGCATCACTGACGTTGTCATTGATAGGGAATGTAAGTGATGGAACAACATTCGCTCCATCTGGAGTTACACCGTAATCCAATCCAGTGGCATCCGACGTGACGTGGATGTTTGGCTGTCCCATTCTGCGTGCCATATAAGCCGCACGGGCTAACACAGAACTGAAACGGTCTTTATATACTGTAACGCTTCCAGAATAATATGGATGCTCGTCATCAGCGGCAATACTAGCGGTAAGGCTAAACCCGCCTGTTGCCTTAGTATCACTAAACGTATCGTCCGTTAGGTTACTTGTAACTGCATCAATCTGCCGTAACCGTGCAACATACTCCTTAGCATCACCCGTCTTAAACAATTTACGCGCACTATTAAATGGCATAGCAACGCCTACATTACGGTCTCCTATGTTAACAGGGTCGGTTACATCAATATGGAATTGCAGGTTTGGATTTCCCGTTGAGACTGCTGGCTCACTGATAGGCACAAGCAATACATTTCGCAATGCTTGTTTACCCTCGCTTGTCTCGAGTGCTTGTGTGTTACGCATAACAGCATCCATCGCGGTCATACGTTTGTATGCTTGTGCAATGTCTGTGTCATTGGCTATTGACAGGTTGACAAAAACACGCCCCTCAAGTGCTTCAAGTTGTTTCCAAACTTCACTTTGTTTTGCTTTGGCTAGTACATCTTGGTTAACGGGTAATCCATCACGATTTGCCGCATATACCGCAATGTAATGTGATGGCAGTTGTCGAACACGCGACCAATCAGGAATCTCGTTTGGTTCTAACTCTTGCCGTAGCAGATTTCGATGTGTGGTGTCCTCAAAAACAACATCTTTAGGATTAACCTCTGTGACAATTTTTGCCGATTCAGGCGTAATAAGATATTCCCGGTCCTGCCCCTTTTCACCGACAGACTCACCTGTGAATTCATATATTTTCAACCCACCGTATTTGACCTTGTCAGCAAACATCTTCTGGGCTTGTTCAACAGCCATAATAGTTTCGCCATCGGCATCACGGAAGTTTTGAACCTCTTGAATTACATATTTCCCAGTGATTGGGTCCTTCCATGCTCGGTAAGTTGATATGCCTTTTTCCTTTGTATTCTTCAATCCCCGGTCGACGGCAATAAAGTTGGTGCTAGGCATAAACTTGCCAGTCTTAGGGTCTTTGTCTGGCATACCAAATCTAAGGAATCTTGCAGGTAATGTAACGTCCCTTTTTCCGACTCCCCTCTCTCTACGTGGAAGTGTCATAACTGCATCGTCATATTCCTTTTCAGACATAAGATGCAGAGGTTTTTCAACAAGCGTAGGTGATGTACCAGTTGGTCTGACAACATCTTCCGTATATAAAGAGGACACAGGTTGGTCTGAATCTACTGCCAATCGCTCGTTCGCAATGCCCTGTGGCTCCGACCGTTGCATCAATGATGTAACGTCCGTCACCTGCGAAAGTACAGTAGGTGGTTGTGCAGGAACCTCACCCAAGAACATAGCCTTGTTCTTTTCTACTAGCGCACGGGCAATGAAGAACTCAGGTGATGTAGCACGGAAACTATTACCGCCCGTCAAACCTACACGGCGTAGAGCATCACTTGCGCGTTGGTTAATGTCGGTAAGTTTCCCACCTCTGACTTTGTCTGGGAACTGTACATCTGTTTCAATCCATCGTTGTTCTGGAGCGACAAATGGTTCAGCCCCCGGTGGAATAATAACTACGCCTGTCTTTAGATTGACCTTGTATTCACCGACAACAACCTTGCGCCCAGTTGCACCACGAATCTTTTCAATGACTAACTCGCCAGTACGTGGGTCGTACATTGGTTTGCCATTGGATTCTTTTATGCGCCAGTTTTGGTTCTGCCTATTATTAGCGATTGCCTTAACTTGGTCTGACGCGCTTTCCATAGCCTGTCGGTTTGCAAAAACGATTTCCATAACAGCGGCATGGGCTTCATTAAATGCACCACGTCCTGCATAGTTTCGTGGACGTTCATATCCCTTAATACCCGCAACAGCGGCTGGATTGCCTTGCTGTGCTTGGTCGTACATACGTGAATACAAAACAGAACTTGCATACTCACGGGTTAATGCGCGTAGGGCATTGTCCTCAAAATCGATAATCCCCGGACGGTTCTTATCAAACTCGCGTGCAATTCTGGTTTGTGCGGTAATAAGTCGCTTTAGTTCTTCTGTTCCAACACGTTCACGGATTGCCTGTAACTGGATAGCCTTTACACGGGGCAATCCAATTGCATTGAGAAGCATCTGGATATCTTCATTAGAGATATCGCCCGTTGCCATTCCTTCTTCACGGCGACTAACAAAGATTTTGCCTGTCTTAGGGTCACGCTGAATGTACTTAGCACGCTGGGCTGGAGTCGAATCTTCTAGTCCTAGTCGGTAATACTGATTACGACTTTCGTTTGCCTTACGTGCGCCAATCCATGTTGACAACACAGACATAGTCGTCGCGGATAAACCCTCAGCAGGTCCACCTATCGCTTTGATTTCACCTACACGGATACGTTCTTGTGTGCTATCACCGCGAATAATCGTAACTTCGCGCTGTCCATTTCGCGTCGTACCGAATTGATTACCAATCTTTGCATATGTTCCATCATGCAAGATTACAGGCGCACCCTTCCATAGATATACAGTTCCGTTAGGATTCTGCAAAACACCATTTACAGGCTTTGCGGTATATGGAATTTGCCATTCTTTACCTGTGTACTTTCCTGCCTCATCAACTTTCATAAGTCCATGAGTTGTAAGGATGTCATATGACGAACGTACCGCCTCGGCTATACCTTCCAACACCTCTGCCAGTTGCGTTGTTGCACCGCTTTTAGTGCGTCCAGCATTTGTTCCACGCCAATCGGATGGCACACGGAAGTTAGCAAGTGCCATTTCCAAACCATACGCAAATTTCTCTTGTGCCTCATAAGTCAATACACTGGCGTGTGTAATAGTAGGAACGCGCAACGTGTGCTTAAGTGCCGAGGACAAGTCGGCTTGCATATCCTCTGGAAGTGCCTCAAAGAATGCGTGTGCAATCTCATGCACCATTGTTGATACATCTGCCGCTTTAAATGCCATCACTATATTTGCGGCTACTTGTTTATCTGGGTCGTAAATCTGAACGAACATACCAGCCGTATCAGCAATGTCTGGAATTGCGTCAAAGTTAGCAAACGCAGGGAATCGTTCCTCGTAGAACTTTTCCAGTTCCGAATCAACAATCTCTACCAATGCGGCGGCTATCTGTTGTCGCTTTGCACTTTCGTCACGTCCCTTTGATGTTAGGAATCGCTTAACGTCGGTATTACGCGGTAATCCAAGTTTTGTGACTAATGCGTTGTAAAGTGGGCGGAGTTCACCTTCTAGATATGAGTCAAACTTAATGCCCGTATCTACACGCTGACCACGCGTAGGTGACAGGAACCGCTCTGTACCTTCGGAACGCGTTGTAAAGTATCCCTTCTCGGCGGCTTCCATCATCAACTGGACGCGCCGTTTAACCGCACCGTGACTCAACGTATCAAAGAACTCGCCGATGGCTTCGGCTTTCTTTGCCGCATCTGTTCGGTCTTTAGACTTACTAATCATGCGCTTGACGATTGCTTCAAACTCACTGCGGTTCTTGGGACGTTCCGTTCTAAATGTAGATACAGTGTCGTCTCCCCAAGAAATAGTTGATACCGCTTCCATAGCGATATCCATAATTTCTCCACTAGCAGTAGGAGGGAGTAATGTCTCTTCGGTTGAGGCAACCTGATTCAACACGCCGAATCTAGTGCCACGTTCAGATGAGCCATGAATAACAATGCCACTCAAATCTACCGAGCCATCTTCATTAACGAATCCGGCTTGATACAACGCGTTGCGTTGGTCATCGTTAATTACAGAATCGTCAATGGTTTCCACCATCAACTTACTGTTTGGCGTGTTCCGTTTCATATCAACGGCTTTGTCAACAAGGTTTTGTATAGCCGACCTAAGTACGCCGCGCCTATCATTGAGATACATCACGCCTTGGAATGCGTTGCGCCACCATTCTTTTTCGGTGAATGCTGGCATATTCAATGCTTCGCGCACGCGTTTTTCTTGGCTTGTAAGCGTTTCACCTTTACCGTTAGCGACTTTACGGATGATGGACTGTGCAATATTCCTTGACGTGATTACACCTTCTGCATTACGACTTGTGACAACAATTGGAATAACTACACCATCTGCATTGCGGACAGTACGCAATAGTCCTTGAATGGCTTGTGCTTGTTGTACTGTTACGCGGCGTTCTGCTCTAGCCTGTTCACTATTGCGAATGGCTTCCTCTTGACCCTCTGCAACAGCCTCTGCACGCGCATTGCCACTAGCACCTTGCTCGCGGCTTAGTTCTTGCTCACTGATAACAGGCAAAGACTCTACAGCGTGAAGTATGCCTTCAAGGGTACGCAAGATATTTGGAGCATCAACTTTAAAGTCTGGATTTGCACGTGTGCGCTTTCGTTCGGTCTCAACAATATCAAAAAGAAAATCATACGCGTTCTTGATTTTATTTGGGTCTCCAACTACGCGCCCGTTGTCAACCTTTAGTCCGAAAATCTTACTTGCCGATTCGGCAGGTGTCATCTTGAATCCGTCTTCACCTATATTGTTATTGATAATCTGACGGATATATTCAGCCTTTCTTGATGGTCCCCGTACACCAGTTAGGTCCTTCAGTACATTATCGACTAGGGTAAATGGACGCTCTGCCCGTGGAATGGATTCACCTGTTGTGGTTGTTTCACCCTCGGTATCACGGGTTGCTTCTGCTATCTCAGCCGTTACATCACGTTGTTTTACAAACGTCATGTTGTCGCGAATATCTTTAGCGAGTGTATTTAACTTACTTACTACGTCCGTCGCACGCGCTTTGAACTCAGGAGAGGCGGATGAACTATTTGCATAAGATGTTACGGCTCGCGCTAACGCGTTGTAACGCTCAATAAGTTTCGTCTTAGTACCGACAACGCGTGGAACGCCGTCCTTTTCAGATATCTGTAATCCGAAAAGTTCCTTCACTACATCTGGACGGTCAGCTTCTTTGGGTACGCCATCTGTCGTAACCTTATCAAATATATCCTCGACCTCAGAGGCAATATATTCTGCACGCGCACCAGCATCTGGTTGTAATCGGAAGTTAGCAAAGACGTTATCTTCTGTACCAGCAAGAGTCGGCACAGACATTGTTCCACCACGACCTGCCGCACGTTCGGCTTCGCGTTCGGCTCGTCTTGCACTCTCGCGTTCTTTGCGTAGGTCACGGGCTTTAATGAACGGCAGTCCCTTAACCTCTGCCGCCATATCATGCAGGACATCTATAAGGCGTTGCATCTCTGCTTTGATTGCTGGGTCTGGCGACATCGTGCCGTTATCTGCAAGGGACTTAGCAAGGCGCGTATATCTATCATTGACTTCTGCAACAGAACCAACAACACGTCCACCATCCATCTCCATGCCGAACATATCGGTAGCGAGAACAGAAGGTGATTCACCATTCATCTCGTTGATTTTTCCAGCAAGGTATTCGACGCGCTGTGAACGAGTTCGGTATGTCATTGCTGTGTTGAATACATCACCTTCAGCATCCGTCATTGATGGTGCTACTACTGGCGTGCCTACAGCACCAGCACTTGATGGCATCTCTGGCTTAGGAGTTGATTCACCTGCAACAACCTGTGACTCTTGAACAACAACAGGTTTTCCATCACTATCATCTAGGATTACTGCTGGACCATACGATGTATTGTCTAATACAATTCCACGTTTAGTTCCATCGGGAGTTGAAACATCAATGATGCTACCAATGCCGTAGTCGTTTGCCGCAAATGGAATTCCGTCCTCGCCAAATAACCCTTCTCTAGCATCCTTCATTGCTTGCTTGCGAGCCTTATCAATGAGGTTCCTATTGGTAGTAGTTAGACGAACATTATCAACGTCATCTTTTACTTTTGTACGCAGTCCCGGAAGTTTTGCAATCTGTTCCGGTGTGAGCATAAGTGCTTGTCTGTCACCATCAACAGATACGGTGTAAAGTCCCTTGTCGTAATTGCCATCTGCATCCTCAATGAATGGATTAAATGCAACATCTTGTTTAGGGCGCATACCCGAACTCAATGAAACCTCGTCTACAAGGTCCTTTAATGCAACTGGCTCAAGTGCTTTGGTGATAGTTGACTTACCATTTGGTCCAGACAACACGTTTACGCCGGGAACGCGCATAACCATCATGTTCAATGCCATAGGCTGGAACTTTAGGTCACCATTTGCTTCTATGCCGAGAACACGTCCACGGAGTTGAACACCATCGTCAAACTGAACTAGCGTTGGAAACTCTTTCTTGACAGATGTTGCGGTAGCACGGTCATATTCGGCTAAGTCCTCTGTCAAGAACTTTTGTTCCTGCATCACGCTAAACAGGTCTTTTTGAATAACAGAACCATCACTAGCGGTGACCGTTGTAGGCTCATTAGATATCTCTATACCGGACTCACCAAGCAATTTTGCGGCTACCTCTTGGTTATCTGATTCCAAGTCCGACACGCGCATGATGCTATAGATAGGTGTAACACCAGCCTCGCCATCCACTGGTGGAGTCTCGCGCACAATGACGTGTCCAGTATCAACTGGACCAATAACCTGCTGTTTGTTAGCCCCTACTTGTAGCACTACATCGGATTCTTTATTTAAGAATCCTTTTAATCCAGTTTGTGCTTTTGTGGTTGGAATACCAGCCAAGGCGTTAGCCATTGCTGTTCCAGATTCAACACTAGCCGTATCATCAATACCGCCAAATACTTCAGCGTGCGGAACGATACGTGTAGAACCAGCCGCCTTGTTATATATAACGGCATTGCCATCACCAAGACTATATGCAACCTCATCAGGCGCAAGCCGTGACATACCAGCCGATGTTGGACGCGCAATACCTACACGTGTGCGAACACCCGTTTCAATCTCATGGTCCGTTTTAACCTTACCTAGCACGGCTCGTTTATTATTCGAGTCCATAAATGCTTTCATTACACCGACTTGGTTAGCCGTGTAAGTCTCGCGCATCTTACCGATAGCACCTTCGAGTCCCGGAACACGTGCGGCAACATCAAGTGCGGCAGTGCCGACAGAACGTGATGCACTATCAACAACATTTGTAAATTTGTTGTTACCAATAAACAGCGAACCAAATGCTAGGTTTGTTAATGCTTCAAACGTAGATGGCGGTGGCGCACCTATACGTTTGGCTTCATCATATTGACGCTTGTAGTCAGCCGCCGCTTGTCCAAAGTTAACGGCTTGTTCACCAATCGCATCCGCAAGGTATTCCGACACACCCGGCGTGTCGCGTGCAAACTCGCTGAATTGCTCAACACGCTTACCAAACGTACTGATGCGCTCACCAGTCTGTTCAAGGAAACCTGCACCGGGGAGTTGGCGAGGCTGAAGTGGTTCAAATATTTTATAAGCAGTATTTCTTTCAGCCGCTTTAGTAGCCGTCGCTCCATATTTAGTTAGGAAATTACTAATAAGGTCGTCAAACTTATTTGCACTAGCCGCCATCTGTGGCAATGCCGATGCGTCGGAAAGTGCCATAGAAGCCGCACCTGCGCCAAGTTGTTCAGCAGACCCCATAAGTCGTACGGCTTGCCCGCCAAATACGCCTTTGCCGATTGTTCCAAATACTTGCCGTCCACCAATACCTGATGCAAGTACTGGAGAACCTTGAAGCAAAACATTACCTAATGAACCTGCCAGTGCCGCGCCATCAGACTCTTCTTTTGCCTGTTGAATAGTACGCAATACATCTTCATACTGGTCACCATATACATTACGCATGGCGGCTTCCGATAACTTGTTAGCCGTTTCGCCACCTGCAAATGACGCGCCAGCCGCTACAAGAGGAATAAGCCATGGTGCAAGTTTTGATGCTCCAAGAGCCGTAGCAGACAATAAAGTGCCGCCAGCAGTAGAGCCTATCGTTCCACCGAGTGTTGTTCCAAGTCCCTGTCCAAAGGCAAAGCCACCTGTAGCGGCTGGTTTGACGGCTTCTTGTATTGCCGTTTCTGCGCTTAAATCACCAAGGTCTCCGCGTACAAGTTGAGACCGCAATTCTTCTAATGTAGGAGCCGCTATCCCGGTTGTTGCACGTACACCTGAAAGAACCCCACCGCCAATCGCTTTGACACCTGCGCCTAACAGAGACAGGTTCCCACCTATTGAGTTATCGGCAAGTACTTGACGTGCGCCTTCTAATCGCTTGACATCTGCACCAACTTGTTCTGCCATTTGCGCGGTCTTTTGCTGACGCGCTTGTAAAACTTGTTGTGGTGTAAGGTCTGGTCTAAATTGACCACCAAGAAATAAATCAGCACCCTTTGCTTGGACTGTACGACCAGCAAAGTCCTGCTTCATAATAGGCGCACCAGACTCGTCTGTTAACCCTTGCTCTTTCATTTTAGCAAGGCGATTCATTCTGAACTGGTTATACTTACCTAGTAAGTCTGGCGTAGCAAGACCGCTGTTTGTTGCCTCACGCAACATCTGCGTTATGTCTTTATGTTTTTGCGGGTCAATAATATTGACATCAGTTAGAAGACGATTGAAGTTCGCTTTGAACTCTTGCTGTTGTTTTGTTGTTGGCATATTGACCCGATACCTTGAAAGGTGCGTATTAGTGTACTAGAACGGAAGCATAGGAACTGCCGCAGAACCTTGTGCCGCCCGTTTAATCTCCCTACCTTTGTCTTCTCTAAGTCGAGCCTCATGCGCGGCGGCTACCTCCGCATCCTTTTTATTTTTAGGGGCTTTTTTAGCGGCAGCTTCTTCATTTGCTTTAAGTGTTGCACGTAACATATCGCCCTCTACACCCTTTGGAAATCCCATAGGATATTTATAAGCAAGTTCTTCTGCTCTAGCGTTGTCAAGATAAGTCAATCCAAGGCTAGAACGAATCTTACTTATTCTGTCGGTTAACGCCTTTACGGTTGGAAATACACTCCCTGCTTTACCTGCCGGAATAAAATTTCCATTTGCATCTGTCCCTGTTTGAACTACACCTTTTTTGCCAAGGGCATCCATGATTGCTTTAATCATTGTGGCTTGGTCCATAGCCCCGCCTTGCATTCCACCCATCATTCCGGGTTGACCACCCGCGAATATCTGAGGGCTAAATACGATAGGTGCTTGTTGTGCTGGTGCTTGCTGTCTACCACCAGCCATCCCTTGCGCCATCATCATCTGCATTAATGCATTTGCATCAATACCACCTTGCGCTGGTTGTTGTGCCATAGCCATCGGGTCGATGCTTGCCATGTTTCCACTAAGACCAATAATTTGTGATGCAAGGTTTGTGTCACCAGCCCGTAACGCACTGAACTGCGCGTCCATAGTCTTTTTTTGTTGTTCAAGTGCGGCAAGGTTTTGAAGTGCGGCTTGTTGTGATGCCCCCATCGCCTTATCAGTACTTGCACCTGCCTTATCTCTAGCGGCACGTATATCTGCATCTAACTGTGCGCTAAATTTCATATAGTCAGTTTCGGCTTTTTGCATCAAGGCTTTGCTTTGCAATGAAAGCCCTGCGCCCCGGAATCCCATCATCTGCTGGAATTGGTCACCACGCTGATTCATTGCCGCTACACGGTCTTGATGTGCAAGCAGAATACTCATGCGGCGTAATGCATCAGACGCACCACTACCTGATTTGACTAGTCGGTCTTTGAAAACCTTAGCACCCTGAACTTTGTCAAACCATTCAAACTGCTTGCCAGCCAATTTACCCTTCCATTCGGATAGGGTTGCATCAGCTTCTGCTTTACGAATAGTAGGTGAATATAAGCCTTCTAGTTTTCGTGCTTGCTCACTCGCCACCTTGGTTCTAGCCGCTAATAGGTCTGGTGATTCATATGTAGCCCTAAGTTCTGGTGCATACTCAACCATAGGCGTGCCATCTTGATAAAAGACACGTTGCCTTGCACCAGTAGGCAAAATACGCTCGCCACCCTCACCAATCTTAAACGCTTGATTCTCAGCAAAGAACTTAGTTGGGTCTTCAAGTGCTTTTGCTGGTTGTGTTGGTGCGCCGAATCCAAGAGATGCGCCGAACTCAGGAAGAATGCGGTCAAGCATATCTTTAGGCACAAGTCCTTCAAGTGCTTTGCGCGACTGAGCAACCAAAGATTCTTTGCGTACGCCGGGTGTAGTGATTCCCTCGATACGCGCACGCTCCTTGGTAAGCAAGTCGAATGCCCGTGTAGGGTCAACTTCTGGTGATGGCATCTGGAATCCGGTTCCAGCAATCATAGATGGACGTAACAACCCGGTTACGTTGCCAAATAACTTAGTAACACCGGGTTGCGTTGCCAACTGACTTGCAATTAACTTTGCATTCTCATGCCGTTGAAGTCGGGCTTCACGCTCTTGTGCTTTTGCGGTTGCATCAATTGTCGGAAGCCGTAGACGCTTTAATGTCTCGGCTTCATCGGCGGCATCATCTTTGGCTATCTGAACTAGCCTGTCATAGATACTTCTAGATGTACTTTCTTCAAGTTTTTGTGCGGCTAAATCCTCGCGCTGTTGCATTCTGTCTTCCAGAGAACGCGCACGTTTTTCTTTAGCATAGGCATCAAATCCAGTGCCTAAACCACCAAGGAATCCTGTTAAATTAATAGCCATAATTACTGTATCCAGCCGTTTTGGGTTTTAGTGTATTGTTGCCCTTTGTGAAAAACAGGAACCCACCACTCTGCATTCGGAGCCAACTTGTCGAGTTCAGCACTTATTTTTGCCGAAACAGGTTTAAGCATATAACCAGTTAGTTGTCTCAAATCATTCCAACCCGGGACGTATGTTTCATTCTCACTAAGTCTGCCTTGTGGATTCGGATAATACGTTTCACTGTAATTCATAATTCCACTTCTATCTGTTACTGACACAGGTGGACGTTCCATCGTATTTGGAATTCCAATGTCATAGGAATATGGTTCATCTGGTCCGGGTCCATTATCTGAACCTGTAACAGTGCTTGGATACACTTCTTCATCCGTATCAAAGTATCGACGTACGCCAAACTGGTCCATGTATGTAGGCATTCCGCCAACATCTTGGTATCCCATACTCTCAGTCAAGTTAGGTGCGGTGTAATCACTTTCAGTGCCATCCGCGTTTTTACGGTCTAGTCCACGCCGATATTCATCAAAGATATATGGGAACATCTTTCCGACGAATCCGCCGAGGGCTTCCGTTTCACCTTGACGGCGCATATACATCTGTTGGTCGCGTGCCTGTGCAAGTTTCTGTTCTTCCTGTGCAAGCATTGCCTGACGGATTGGAAGCATCGCCGCACTATCCATAAGGTCAATACCGCGTGCCGCCGCTTTATCAGCCGCAGATGCATCAATGCCAAGCATCGCATTACGGAGTTGAGCGGTGTCCTGCATGACCTGATTCATAACACCAGCGCGTTGTTGCCCTGTCTGCGCGGCTAGTGCTGTATCAACTGCTGTCTGTGCGCCAACGCCTAGTCCGCTAGTAGGCGATATTCCACGCCGTGAAAGGTTAGCGGCTGTATTAGAACGTGCGGCTCCTGCGGCGGCTTCATTGAGGTTTGCAAATTGACCAAGCATTGGTGCGAGACTACGGGCAGATGGACCGCGCTCTTGCATATCTCGTAGGATTGCTCGCTGGTCATCAACGTATCCCCTAGCACGCGCGGCTTCATCTGCGGCTTTAGCCGACTCTTGCAGGTAGCGGTTTCTGTCCTCAGACATAGCCGTTTGATAATCTAGTTCGTTTTTACGTTGACCTGTTTTATCCGCATAAGAGGGTTGCTTTGGACCAAATCCAAGCATCTTGTCAAACCGTATACCACCGGTAATGTCGTTAAACATATTGATTCCAGCGATGTATGGATTCTGATTCAGGGCATAACCAATGCCTGACTTGACGGCTTCTTTAGTATTGCCTTGCGACAATGCATTCAAGCCACTTGCCGCAAACTTAGCACCGCCAGCCTTTTGGCTTTGTTGCATAAAGTTGCCAAGTCCGGGCATCGACCGGTTCATATTGCTGTAGAAACCACTCGCGCCACGGCTACCCATGCCCATGTTGCGAAGGAAGTCCATATAATTAACTGCCATCTTTTACCTCATGTTGTGGCAATGATATGCCAACCGCTTAGTGTTCCTATATTTACTGCCAATAGTGTAACTGACTTATATTGTGTCGCCAACGTCAACGAACCCGCCGCACCATACAACGTATCTGACGCATCTAAGGCAACAACTACGTTATTTGCCGATGAATCAACCTTCATTACGTGCAACATCTTGAGACTATTAAGCCGTGATGGTTGCAATGTATATGTAACTGCACCAGCGGTTGCATCTGCCCTGACACATAACGGGGTGTCCGTTGCTTGTGTAGCAGTTGCCGCCACCTGCTCAATGCGCCACATATTCGCAGGATACTCTGGGTAACCATCACCAATGGTTGTACCAAAGTCTTCAAT